TATAGTTTCCAGATACTAATAATTTTATGGATTCAAATGCTGATAAGGTGTTACTTCCTATACCTTCTGGAATATTTTTTCTTAAAATTGTTTTATTAGTGTCATTAAAAATTACATCCTCAGTACCCCATTCACCTAACTCATTTATCATTTCTTTGTCGCTAATTTCTTCGGAGTGGGCGTAATGCACTAATGGAAAATTTTCCCAGTGGGTATCGACTTGTTCGCCATATTTTGGATCTATATACTGATATTCTTCCCATGCTTCAGCAGCAAGCTTAATGTTATCATACGATATATCTATATATATTGTTTGAGCATTGCCTCCTGTCCATCGACTTATTTTTCTACTTCGCGAATTAACAACATTAGAATTAATAGTATTATTTCTGATTTCGTTCCATAATGTTTGAGCCTCCTCCAACGAATATATATTGGATGGGACGTTTGAATTTTTTGAAGCTTCTGCTACAAAATCAAATTTTGCGTTTTCAGGTATTTTACCATGCTCAGATGTTTCTGATTGAGTTTCATTCCCCTCTTCATCCGTTAAGATGATTGATATTTTTTTATCTTTATTTAAATCATAAAAGATATCATCATGCGGAGTAAATCTTGGCACGAGTGTAGAGACTACAGGCGTGTATGAGATCGGAGGGTCGTACATAATAAAAGATTGCTTAGAGCTGTATTTTCTAATGTTGCCCGCTCTTGCCACACCCTGAATAACTACAGCTATTCCTCTTTGATCTTGTAAATTGGCATATACAAAACTTTGAATTCCATTATCATCAACTGTTGTATTATACCGTAATTCATAATTAAAAGTATATTGCATTCTAGTCAATAAATTATTATTATCATAAATCCATTTTACATTATTAGTAAGAGGATTGCCAGCGCTACTTGCATTAGTTGATCCACCCCTATCAACGGGACACAAACCTACCCTGAATCCCTCAAAGAAAGGGCTATTAGTTTGTAAGTCAGCGATGTTGTCGTATATAGTTCTAGATGAATTTATATCTTGATATTTCCAACTTATATCAAAGCTTGCTCCAGCAGTCTCAACCACGCGATAATTACTTTTGGTTACTCCATCTTCGTTTAATACTCCTACATCTGAAATTCCTGGCGGGCTATTACTATAACTTTCGTCAGATATAAGTTTTGATGCTATTCCAGCTCCAGATGTTTTAGATTGAGATGTAGAAGACTGTATACCTGTTGTTGTAACATAAATAGTCCATACTCCAGCAACTGAGCTAGAAGTTTTACTCACTCCAGTGTTTATTGTAAATTCTTTTGTTCCGCCACCATTTCTGCTTGAATTATTATATGTTGCTTGACTTCCAGATGGATCAGTTAAAATAATATTATTAGTTATACTATTAAATTTGGATTCGTCAATAGTTGTTGAAAATTTAACTTTAAAAGAAAGATTTGATCCGCTAACAATGGAGAATTTTTCAATAATGGGTGGGGTAGCATTTGCTATCTCAGTACTATCTCCTAGTGTTATTTCATAATTTGAAGATATTACTGGAAAACTTTGATCCATGGAAGAGATTTTTTCTTCGTCAAATAAGGTGGCTATGATTTTATACTTACCTTCTCCTTCTTCTTCTATACCTACAATTCTGTATTTTCTTTCTTGCCAATCGTTAGCATATGTTCCACCATCAGTTGGATTAACTAAAGCCCAATCTGTTCCTTTTGATACTACATTATATCCATTATCGTAGCTATCTAACAAAGAGCTAGTAAATTTTAAAATATTCCCATTAACGTCTTTAACTTTAATTCTATTAGTAGTTATGCTTGATCCATCTGCAGGAAAAACTGACCCTTGTAATCTTTGAGCTTTATTTAAATTAGCAATATCTTGCCCAGTGACTGATCCTTTATTGTCTAAAAAATCCATATTATAACTTGGGTCAATGTTACCTAATATTATATCATAATATTTATTTTGTCTTGTAGTTTGATTAAGGGTTTGTAAAGTAATAGGATGAGTTAATACTAAAATTTCATCACCCTCAACATCAACTATTTTACCTATTGATTGATTTGTATTTTTAAGAGAATCGCTTACTCCTATAATATTACCTGGTTTTAAAAATAAAGCTCTATAATCTGTAGAAAAAGTGATTGTCTCTGTATTGACAGAAGAGGTCAGGAAAAACCAACGCCCCATTCTTCGCGCTTGACCTCTTGATGTACATCCTAGTGGCTCGATGTTTTTTCTTATTACTCCTAATTCTTTAACGCCTTGTTTATCTTCTACATATTCATATTTTTTTCTGTAATCATCAGTTTTATCCATATAACCAACTCTAGCAACAGTGTATCTTGTGGATTTTGAACTTGTATAATATGCGAAAACACCTCCTTCAACATTTGTGTTGGTGAAGTTAATCGCAGGTTCATCAATTTCAATCGCAGGAATTTTATTCCAGTATTTTTTCCAATCTTGATCTACTCCAGGCCTAATACCAACACCACCATTTGTAATTTTTTCATATATATTAAAAGTGGAGTGAGGAAACTCTACTTTTGTTCCTATAACATAACTTGCAGAATTTGAAAAATTTTCGTATTTTATGGTATTACCTCCTCCATCTATAGAGACAGAAACCCCCCTTCCATCCCAATATGCTATCCCATGAAAAGTTTCTGCTATAGTTTTTAAAAGTTCATAAGCTTCTTCTTCTTCTGAAATTAGTACGTTCATTGAGTATCTAGGCTCTTTACCATTGTATGTATCATCAACCCCTACAAAGTTTCCATCATCATCCACAGCATCACAATATCTACCTATTTTATATAATGTCCATTTATCAATTTTGTTAATATCTAAATAGGCTCCAATACCATATCTGTTATTTGTCATTAAATCATATAAAACCCATGCAGGATTATCAGACCAAGCATACTTAAATGTACCATCCCAAGCTCCATCGTATACATTAGCTCCAACTGTTGATCTATTGTCTGGGGTATAGTTAGATGGTATTAAAATTTTCTTAAGTTTTAAATGATAAGTTCTCTCTGGTTTTTCTGTAAAATATCTAGAATTAAAAGATTGCTGTACAATTGCCGAGTAAGGATAAGACATTTTTTCGTCTATAATTTCTGTGACACTCTCCAAGCTAATTTTTGAACCCATAATTGGAGATATTAATTCTCTTCCTGTTTTTGTCACTTTCAGATATCTTGCTTTAGATATTTTATCTCCATTAACAGTCACTATAGAAGGTGGTAGCTTGAAGCAATTAAAAGCGTTATTTGCGTCATCTGTTGGCATAAAAAAAGTTTCCATTCCACTCTCGTAAACTTCTCTAATTGCGTCTGCTGATCCAAATTGTTGAAATCGATTAAGCCCTAAATTTGGTTCGGTTTGATCTGACGTGTAATTATGAGGAAGAGCTTGATCTTCCTTTAATGCCGTTAAGCCTTCAGCGTCAAAAACTTCTGCTGGGTTTCTTTTACTCTCAAGATCATCCATTCCTTCATCAAAATCGCTGTCTTCTCCAAAAATTACCTCTCCATCAACTCCGAAACTAGCTCTTCCCACATCTATTAAATATTTACTACCTGCAACCAACCCCTGCACAAAATAATTTCGTGTGATCGATTTCCGAGGATTGGATGAGGATTGAGAAAGGCCATGATGTGCCAGCCACGCTCTAAACTCACTAGATTGAGCTTCTTCATCAGTTAGTCCGTTTATGCCTATTTCTATCGAGAATCCTACTTTATGCTCCCTGGCTGTTGTCATTAAACCAACCTTGCCAGCTCCTGCTCCATGGTCTACGGTATCTTTTAACTCATCTATAGATATTGTAGCGTATGCAAAATCAACTTCGCTATTTTTGATTGTATGAGAAACAGGAAATCCTCCTTCTGAAAATTCTGCATGGCCAGCACTCCAAGCAGTAAAGTCTCGAGTTGATGTATGTGTCCTAATGTCTGATCCATGCTCTACTTGACTTGCTGCATAACCGTAATCTATTGCTTTTTGCAAACCACTTGTGTCTCCTATAAAATAGCCTATATGCGATCCTTGTGTTTGAAACCAGGATGCAGTATTAAATGTAGATCCAAGTTTTTTTCCGCCAAGTTGAAGAAGAAGTAATGCAAAAAAACCGAAGGGTCTTTTCGCCGCTTCTTGTAAGGTCTCTGTATTATATGCGCTTTGTTCCTCAAGCATAGTATCCGTTGTAGCCATATTTGGTCCTACAAGAGCTTGTTTAATTGACTGGGTATTATAAATTTTACTTCGAGCCCACTTTTCGTCCCGAGAATATGGGTTTATGCCTTTATGGCTTCCAACTGCATAATTTAAAGCTAGCCTTCTATAATTATAAGTGCTATTTTCGTTTTGGACTACTGTCCCGTTAAAATAAACACCTTTTGCGATATCAGTACCAGTAACTAAATTTCCATTACTGTCGCAAAAGCCTTCAATCGGGCCTTCGCATATTAAGTCAAGTGTTTCAGATTGAGAAAAGCTCTGTAAAGAATTTTCATCTGGAGCAGGAGGTTTCAGCAAAGGAGTGGGAGGTGATCCTTTCCCTTTTCCTCCCCCTTCTCCAGAAACTAATGGTAGGACTGCGTAGCTTTTTTTTTGCTCAATAATTTTACAAGGATATATATTATACTTTACAAAAAATTTTAATTCATCTAAATTTTTATACTTCCTCTTCCCAAGCGTTTTATTGAGAATGCCATAAAATTTTACATTTATCATCTAAACAAATTCCTATTCCATGTCTGATTGCCTATAACATTACTACCAACCCTCAATCTACCATAACCTAAAGGAACAGGCTTTCCTTGACTTTCTACATTAGTTTCCCCGCGAAAAGAGTAAGAGGATGTTTTTGCTGATTGTGTTGATGCATTATCCATAGTTGGAGCCTGAACAGAATTAGCTGCCATTATAACACTTACTCCGATTGACACAACTAGCCCAACAATAAAAGTAAAAAGGAAGGCTCCTTTTGCTGCGGGTAAAATATCTATTCTTTTCATATCTTTTTTGTTAGCGTCTTCTAAAGATGCAACTTTTCCGTCAACTAGCATAGAAAATTCCATTTGGTCAAAATTTCGCGCTAAAAAAGTCATAAAATTTGACTCGACAGCATCAATAGCTTTCAATACATCACTTACAGACTCTAACTCAAATTCATACTTTGACCGAAATTTTTCTTCAAATATACCATGTAAATATACTTCAACCATCAATAATCTCCTTTATTTTTTCAATTTTATACTCTTTGCATAGATCTGGGTAAAAAGCTTCAAATTTATCCTTTTCGTTTATATATAAAATATTTGGCAAACAATTAATTCTAGATATTAATTTATCTGTTTCTGAAAAAGACTCTGAATTTGGATGGCTATGATATATAGCTAAAATATCAGACTCTAATTTTGTTTGCAGATATGCTTCAGGATGTATCTCAAACCTGCTTTCAGGAGTTGTCGAAATATTTTTACATTGCTTAATAAAAACTTCGCTATCTAGCTCAACAACAAAGCCGCAAACTTCTTCTTGAAGTTTACTTAAGGCGTGTATTTTTATATTTTTAAGAATTTGTGTCATAACCTTCTGTAGCTGGAAAGCCTCCAAATCTCAGCGTGTTGTTTTTTGTATAACCAGATCTAAATCTTAATCTGCAAGCATCTACACTTTTAGAGCATTGGTCAGCGACCCATTGGCCACCCTTTTTTTCTGGAGCATTATTTAAATTAGATAAGTGGTCTAGAACACAAACCCATATAGTTTTATCATTTTGTTGAGAAAGGTTTCCGTTAGCAGTTAACTGAACCTGTTTAGTGCCAGCCACAAAACCTTCTCCAGCAGCAGCTGGAGGAGTTTTAACAACATCACCTGCTTGATAGTTTACGTCTATAGTCCAATCGGAAATAGTAGCAGTATAATCGAACTCGCCGATTATAGAGCTGCCGCCTCTTTTTTTTGGTCTGGCTCCATTCAATCTGGACAATGCAGCTGAATTTTCATAAGAATCTTGAGGTCCTAGCATAAAGTTGGTTTCGTCTAACTCTGTAGCTACGGCTGGGCCAGTGAAATAACAACCTTCTCCCCTATAACACCATGAGCAATATCCCCCTAAAATGGTTCTGTTGGGTATAGTGACGTTTTCAACATCTAAAGATGATGTCAATTCATATTCAACAGATTCTTTCGTTTCATTAGCTTTTTTTGATATAAAATATAAGCTAGAAGAAAATTCATAAGCTGAATCTGCTGCTTGACCAGGGCCAGGAGGCCTTACTCCCCAAGGATTTACATTATTATTTTGAGGAAAGTTATCTCCATCTAAAAATTTAGCGAATACTTGCCTCCTCATAACCCTTGCGTTCGTCATATCATTAAAATATTTATTATAAGTAGAAATAGTTTCTAAAACCGTACCTTTATGCCCAACTTGATTTATTAATGTAGATATGTTTTTATTTGATATAGTAATCAAAGGTCTAGGCAGGCCTTGAGAAGAAGATGAAAAATTTGCAGATTGAAGGCCTATAGGCATATATGAAAAGCCTGCCCATTTCAATCCATTTTCTTGTATATATTGAGCTGATTGAGCATCTATATTAGATAGGTTATCGGCTGAGCACAGGCGTAGCGCATAATTTCTGTTATCATAAACATCTACATCTTGATATCCTTCTAAATAATATATCTCGTACAAAGAAATTAAAGCTGTGGGAGCTAGCCCAAAAGCTTGCTCCATATTTAATCCTTGTTTCTGGTAATCTTCCATATAAGTATTTACACTATAGTTTAAAATTATAAGTTATTGAAATTCCTTGTTTTATATTATTTATTCTATGCCACCAAAACCTAGGTATATTTAAACTTTGGTTTTCATTTAATATTATTATATTTTGTTTTATATTATTTTTAATTAAAATTTTTGAAATCTCTGTCTTAGAATACATGGCTCCAGAATGATCTAAATCTAAATTTTCTATTAATTCATTGTATTGAGGGCTAATTAACAATACCTCTTTGCTGCCACTCACAACACTTAACAAAGAATGAGCTATTGGTTTTTTATAGAAGTTTTCTTTATGAATCTGCTTAAGGGTTCTGTCGATTTTATAGCTATAGGAATCGTAATGTAAAGGAGTGGTAGTACCTTTCCCTCCCCACCATAATGATATATCTCCTACTTTACCAAAATTATACTTATTAATAATTTCTTTTTCTAATTTTAAAATTTTCTCAGGTTGTACAAATCCAAAAGGATTTTCTGAACGCAGGTAATATTTGTTATTTTTTTTGTTTATATATTCTTTAACATATTGTTCTATAGTTATCTCTATACGATTTATTTCTTGCAAATTTGATAACTGACCTCCCTCTACTATCTCTGGTACAATAACTTTAAGGTCTCCATAATCTTTTAATATTTTATCAACGTTGATAATTTCACTCAATCCAAAATCATGACTTAAAACAAATGGTTGATTTTTTTTAAACAAATGTGTTATATTATCAGTATTTTTAACATTTAACATACTTTATGTTAATCTATTTAATATTTTCTTCAATACAAAAGATTGGTTATTGTAATTAATTAATTCTATCTTCAAGTTACTTTTTCGGCGCGGGCCTATATAAAAACCTTGAACTTCGTCTCTGCTTACTATAGCGTCAACAAAATCATATGAATTATTTTGCTTCAGCCAAGACCAATACAAATCAATCTCCTCTTCTTGGCATTCTATTAATAAATTTTTATTTAAAAAACATTTTACATATAAACTTAGGTCTCTAAAACAGTATACTTGACTAGGCGGAGCCGTCAAACTACCATCTACAATTAAATCCATATTTTTTTTTACACTTAAACAACTTAAAAATTTTTTCGAACAAATTTAAAATCATAGTGGACGATATACAAAAATAATACTTGACAAATTACTTAATATGCATTATGATCATAAACATGAATACTGAAAATAAATCAAAAACTTCTACTGAGTGGTCTTCCAGAGAAATGGGGGCACTTTGGCGCAAAAGCGGTAATACCGACTATTTAACAGGGCACTTCAAGACTACAGAGCTTGGTCAAGAAGTCGTCCATAAAGTTGTTATTTTTGCTAACAAAAATAAAAAAGATAATGAAAGGGCTCCAGACTTAATCATCTATAAGTCTAAACCTAACAATGTTACAGAAAGTCAACAAGTTGAACCTCAAGCAGTAGCAGCTTCTGTAGGCTCTGAAGATGAAGTCCCTGATAACTTGTTTTAAAGTGTAAATACTTTTATTATGAATACTTATGGTTTACTAAGCTCGAGCTCTACTTTATCTCAATCGTCTAGCGAAAACTCTTTTAGAAGTTTATCTAAGAAAGCTTTTAATGCAAAACCTTTGAATGAAGCTATCTCGGAGCTTAGCCAAATCATAATGCATAATGCAATATGTGCTCAAAACCATATTAAATTTTGTGCCCAAAATAACATTAAACTATATTCTATCTTCAACGACTTAATTCCTTTATTGCATGATGATTCGATCCCTTGCTCCATTAAAGATCTCGCTGATTATGAATCAATAATAAAAGAACTTAAAAAAATAGGAATTATAGCTAGAAAATTTAATGTTAAAATTTGTGTCGAGTTAAGAAAGCAAGTTCTATTATCAGGCACAGAAACAACTATTAAAAAATCTTTAAATTTAATTAATTTATGGTCTACAATTTTTGATTTATTTGAGCTAGATCAAGGATTGGAATCACCGATTATTATACAGGTGAATAATTCTGTTAATGAGTCGGAAGAGCTAAAATTAAAAAACGTAATTGATAAATTTTATAATTCTTTTGAAAACCTACCAGAATCTTCTCAATCAAGAGTTTCAGTTACAAACGAAAAAGAAGGTTGCTGGAATTGTCAAAATTTATTTAAATGGCTTCATCTTTATTGTGGTGGAGAATATGGTAAGTTTTTTCCTTTAGTTTATAACAACTTAAATCACAAATTAAACCCTTCTGTTATTGGAGGGAAAGAAGTTTCTGATAAGCAGAATGTCGAAGCTTTTAAACACACTTGGCCAGAAAATAATACACCTTGCTTCTTTTGGGATGAAGAACCTTTAGATGATGCTTTTTCGAAAGAAATACCGTCTTTTGGAAAGGACATAGGGTGGATATGTTGCGGTATTAATAGCGATCAGAATATTTTTCAAATGAAAGGTGTCGTCATAAAAGATGAAAACCTTAATCTTAGCAGTTTTGATGACTTGCTCTCAGTTAAAGTTGAGATTGACGATAGCGAGATTAACGAAACAGAAATTGATATTGCTCATAAAAAGATTAAAGAAGCTCTTGAAACTAAAGGTGGTAGCGGCTTCAACTCGATATACGGGTTCTAGATAAGTTTTTGAATATGGCAAAACCTTTAATAGATTTTGATTTAATCAGATTAAAAATTTCCCTCAGAGATGAAAATTTGTCTCATGATTATCAAAAATTAGATCATCAAAAAATAGCTTCACTTATTACGCCTTATTGTATTCAGTTTAAAAATGACGACATTAAAAGAAGATATATAGAATTATTTAATCATCTTTGTGGGACTTTAGAATATTTATTTAAAGTTAAAGTTATTACGCCCCACAAGTTTTTGAAAATAACTGAAAAATATGTAGTTGAAGATTACAGACTTATTATAAATACTCCTGATCATTATGAAATTAGACATCTAAATCTGAACCCAAGAAATTATTTATTTTACCAAACTGGAAACAGACAAGAATTAATTAGTTGCCCCCAATCTGATAGTTTTATGCATGAAGAGTATCTAACAGACTTCCGACAATTATTTAATCAGCCTGACCAGATTACCTACTTTACTTACTTACCTCAAAAAATTTCTTTGAATGAAATTTGCATAACAAAGAATTATGCAATTATATCCACGGCACTTGAGAAGCAATATAAAAACATAAAAAAAGAATTATCAGATTTTTTAAGATTAAAAATCATAACTTTTCGATCTCCCGATAATTCGACAGATATCACAAAGTATTTTAGGTCAATTGATTCCGCGCCATCTCTAAATATTTCAGAATCTTTCAGCGTTAATAACAACAGTAAATTAATTTACGCAGAAACAGGAATACAAGACACAGATTCTAAAATTAAATTAGTTATTGATGAAGTCAATAAAATAGATAATACAACTACAATAAAATTTAAAAACCCTCCAAATAATAAATTAATTAATTATTTAGACTTTTCTATGCTCGATGGAAGTTTTTTATTTCCGTTGTATGATGAGATTGCATATGAAAATAAATATTATCTTGCCGAACATTTCCCACAAAACTTTTTTCTCAGCGCAATGCATCCAGACCTTGACTTAGTGAACAAAAATGGTGTTAATTTTGCAAACATGATTTCTATATCAATGATATAAAATTATTTTTTTATTGACATTTTAATACTTTTAAAATATAATCTATATATATGAAAATTGAAAACAACTCAAACTCTACTAAAAGAGGAAGAAAAAAAGGCTCTACATCTTTCACTCATTTAACTTATAAAGACTTAGGTAAATTTGTTGGCGCCGAAACTTTGGTTCCTGTTCATAAGTCGTGGCTAGAACAATTAGGTTTTGATATCTATACTAAAGAACAAATCGAAAAGTACACTCAAAAAAAGCTTTAATAATTGTGTAACAAATACTTACAATGTCTAAAATTTTACTTGCAACAATCTTTTTTTATTCAATTGGCTGCTCCAGTTCAATCACAAAAATCCATAAAGGGCAAAATAATGAACTCGTCAGAGAATTCGACCCGCCGATCATCAGAGAAATTGGAGAAGCTGGAGACGCTCTTAAAGAGTCGGTCCCTGTGCGAGTAAAGCTTTATCACATGCCTTTAGTCAGTGGTAGCAGACTTAAAATGATCAACAAGTGGGATCAGCCCCCACACATATATGAATATGATTATGCCGAAGAACAGTATGTCGAAAATTATGTAACTTTCGATGTCGAAAATATTGAAAAATCTCAATCAATGAATATAATTGATTATATTAACTCAAACATAAAAGATCCTTCAGGCTTTCAACAAAATCATAAAAAACGATTTTTACTAGGCCTTTGATATGGATAAAAACCCAACCCCATTCTCCGTGTTTCAAGATTTAGCAGAAAAAAAAGGATATAGACCTAAAAGAGCCACCACTTCTTTAAAAAAAGAAAATGTGCAATTTCTATTTCAAACGCCGACCCATAAAGATATTGAGGTAGATTTAAAAACTAAAAAACGTTTTAAAAATAAATCTTTTGATAAATGGATTTGGATTGAATTTGCAGACAAGCATGGCAGAAAAGGATGGGTTTATGGTAGGGCGAAATTTATCGCTTTCGAAACAGCAGACTCTTTTATTCTAGTAAATAGATCTGAGCTTGCCGAATTTTTACAGAGAACAAATGTAGCTCGCTTTGATCTCCCTTTCGTAGATCAACCTTGGAAGGCTAAATATAGAGTCTTCAGAAGACCTCAGACAAAAGAAACTTTGACTCAAATCAAAACGCATGATTTATTAAAATTAAAATCTGTACAAGTTTGGAAAAAATATGAGTAATTTATTAGAAGTCGCGCTTTTTAATGTGTGGCATTTTTTTGGAACTATTGTATTAATTATTACTATTGGATTAGCAATATCATTACCAGTGAGTGTTTACTTTAGGAATAAACAGCTACAATCATCAAACTTATTAAAAATAATCAAATCAAAACTATATGAATAATCAAGATAAATTCTATGTTGTAACACGAAATGGTCGTAGAGTAGAAGAGAAAGACTATTGGACTAAAGACAGAGCGCTTAAGAGAGCAGATTCTCTTATAACTACTTTAAAAAAATGGAAAGATAAAGACAGGAATAAAGTAGAAGTAGTAGAAACTGAAAAGCCTCATTTAATTAAGTGATTGGCGAATTTGATCCGTCAAATTCTCAAAAAACATATCAGCATAAAGGATTTAAAATCTCCCCATCAACATTGTGGGTAGATAATTTCTTAAAAGATTTAAGAGACCTAGACAAAGAATCCAGAAAGCTTATGTTTTGGGATCAGACTGATGGAGAATTATTTTTTAAATTAAAATCTTTCACAACAAAAGGTTTCAGCTTCAGCAAAAACAATAATAAAATGTATTGGTTATTCAATAAACCTCAAGACTTCAACAATGCGTGGACATTAGATGTATTTAATCCCCCAAACTCAGGCATTAACGGAATAGAATTTATTAGAGCTGTGCCTACATATTTTTATTTAGTGGATAAATTCAGAGAAATTTTTCAATGCAAAAAATTAAGAGCTTTTGTCGTTAATGATAATGTTCAATCATTAAGAATGTGTCATACTCTAGTTAAAAAAGGTTATTTAGAGGTAGAGTGTGAGCTCAAAAATGAGGTTAATATTCTAGGAAAAGACAGAGATTTAACTCTCTTTCTAAGATCAAACTAAAAAAAATATGGAAATTATCGCTTTTATATCTATAATTATACTAATAGCAAGTTTATACTTTCAATCTCAATATAAAAACAACGTCAGTTTATTATCATCTGAAAATAAATTATTAAAAACTAGAGAGGATCAATTAAATACAACAATATCTGAACTTAACGCATCATTAAAACGTGAACAAGAAATTATTCAAGAACGAAAAATTGAATTAGATAAAAAAGAGAAAGGTATAGTTTTAACTTTAAATGATTTAGAAATACAATTAGCTAAAGAAAAAGAAGCAAAAAAGAAAGTCACATCACAAAAAAAGAGTAGCGAAGTAAGGCTTGGCCATATCGCAGAAACTCTAGCTCCTTTCCTCGATCAATTTGAATTCGATCCAGAAGCTTGTACATTTTTAGGAAAACCCATAGATTATATATCATTCGGCGAAGAAGAAATTACCTTTATAGAAGTAAAAAGCGGAAACAGTCAATTAAACAATAATCAAAGAAGAGTAAGGGATTTAATCAAAGACAAAAAAGTAGGCTGGAAAGAAATTAGAATAAAATAAATTTAATTATAAAAAATATATGAAAACAAAAATCGTATCATTATTACTAGCCTTAGGGCTTACAACTAACGCCGCCTTTTCTGGCAACTCTGCGAAAGTAGGTTACGCATCTGACTTCTTTTACAGAGGAGCTCAAAAGGCAGAACAATCAGTTCAATCTTCCGTAAAACTTGGTTCAGCGCTTGGAGGTGTGGATTTAAGCGCTCATGCTTGCACGAACCAATCTGTTGATACAGGAGTAGATAGTTATAATCTTGGAGCAGGAGTAGGCAAATCTTTCTCGGACGGCTTGCTATCTGTTTATGCTGGAGTAAATCATTTCGAAGATCGCCCTGGAGATGCTCTCTCTGAATTTCAGGTTAGAGTCTCTTCAAATGTAGCGCTAAATCCATCTGTTTCAGTCTATAGAGACTTTGATGAGTCTTTGTATACTGTAGAGCTAGGAGTAGGTCATTCTTTCGATCTGTCGATTGCCTCTCTCGACTTGTCAGCCGCAGTTGGTAATACAGATTTAACAAACAGTACAGATCGAACATATTATGCCGCTGGAGCTGACATCTCCAAAAGTATTTCGGAAAATGCAGAACTCTCTGTCGGAGTAGATTATGTAGATGCAGATGACTTGGATGAGCGCGAATTTGTGTTCGGAACTGCTTTAACTGTTAAATTTTAATTATTATGAAAAATACGTTAGAAATAATCAAAACTTATGCTGGTGGAGTCACTAGCTTGTTATTAACGCTAATTGGGCTTCTTGTTGTCGCTCAAGTTGTATTCGGTACTGGAGCTCCAATTGATGTAATTGGAAACCTTCAAGAAGTAGTTACTGGATTTGTAGGACAAGGCGCAAGTCTTGCAGGAGTTATTACACTTTTGCTAATTGTTGCCTTATTCCAGAAATCTACAAGTCCTGATAAGTAACAACTAACTCTTTATTGAGTTTAATTTAGGGGCGCTTTGCGCCCCTTTTTCATGGATTTTTATCTAAGTTAATATATAATAATATAATGTCAGATTCAATAGCTATTCTAACTTCTTATTTTTCTAAAAAGAAACACCCAAATAGCCCAACTGATGCTTATGTCGTAGGAAGGGCTGCGGATGGTAAAGTGCAGAACAATGAAATTGAATACATTAAACCTTGGTATGAATCAGTTGATAAATTAAAATTAAAAGGTTTTATATTTCACGATAATCTTTCTGACGCTTTTGTTGAGCAATATACAACAGAAGATATAAAATTTATAAAAGTAGGAGACTTCGAATACTCAAATAATGATTATCGGTTTTTTTGTTTCAATGATTTTTTAAAAGAGAATAAATTTAATTACGTTTTTCATGCTGATGCTTCAGATGTAAAGGTTGTAAAGAACCCAGTGAACTTAATCAAGGATCATCCCGACATATCTTACTTCGCATGTAAAGACAGCATTAAGCTTAAGCATTTTGGCGATTATTTAAATGTTCATGACAAATTTAATTTCGAGGATAAAATGATGTTTATGCTAAACATTGATTCGTGGGATTTAATTAATATGGGAGTAGTTGGCGGAACTCATGAAGACATGTCTAACTTTTATTCTAAATTTGTAGAGGTTAGGGAATCTATGGGTGTTCCAGAATTTAATTCAGATATGTGGCTTTGCCAGTATTTACTTAGATCACAATTTAAAGATAAAAATTTTATTATGGGCGAACCTGTTTGTAGTGAATTTAAACAATACCAAAATGAAAGAGAAGATGTCTACTTTATCCACAAGTAAAATATTAGTGTGCATTTATACTTGCGCACAAGACGCTGAATCTGTCGCAGAATTAAAGGACACGGATTGGTTTAAAGATGTGTCTTCTAGAGATAATTTTGAAATTATTGAAGTTCTGGCAGATCCCTCAATCAAAGAAGAGTATTCTTTTAAAAATAATATTTTAACTTTAAAAACTGAAGAATCTTACGATAATCTATGTATGAAAACATATAACATGATAGATGCATGCAGCAAACTCTTTGATTTTGATCATTTACTTAAAATAGATAGTAATATAATTAAAAATCGCCATAATAAAACTAGCATGTTGTTTTCTTTTGAGTATTTTTTGAAAAAATTTTATAACGAAGGAGTTTTTGGTGAATATAATGGGTTGACTCCAATTCAAGGAAATACTGTCGAACAATTTAGAAATTGGGCTTCATCAAAAAAACTCTTTGTTATGCCAGAAGTTTTAATCTCTGAAATAGGAGAAAGCAAATGGGCTACGAACTATTGGGCTGGTGGTTGTTATTGTTTAGGGCAAAAATCTATACAAAAAGTTATTGCTCAAAAAAAATTATTTCAAAAATTTAAAAACTTAATGGGGGGCTGCGAGGACATGGCTGTCGCCTCAGCTTTAATAGGGTAACATGAAACTTATAAACCATTGTTATTATATAAATCTTGATCACAGAACTGATAGGAATCAAGTGATGAAAGATAAGGTAATGCCTTTTTTCGGTTTCTCTAAGGAAGAGTATACTAGATTTTCTGGAGTAAATACTTCGCACGAAAAAACTCTCTCTTCGAGGAGTGTTGGTTGCGCAAAGTCTCATCTAGGAGTGCTCGAAGAGGCTATAGCAAAAAACTATAATTATGTATTAATTTTAGAAGACGACTTTTATCCTTTGGTAGATTCTTTTGAATTTAATTCCAGGTGGAATTATTTCACTGAAAACTTTGCAGATTTTAACTTATGTCAAATAAGCTATAATAATATAAAACCAGCCATCCAACTCGATGACTCAGGTTTAGTTTACTTTTGCGACAATTCTCAGACTGCATCCGCTTATATTATAAAAATTAATTTTGCAAAAAAAATTATAACTCACATCAAAGAGTCTATCGAGCAACTCTCCAAAGAAGGTTGTCATTCCTTATTTGCATACGATCAAGCCTGGAAGAAATTTCAAACACAAGATAATAAATGGTTTCAATTAAAAAGATGCGGCTATCAGCGCGCAGATTATAGTGACTTAGAAAAAAGGTTCGTAAATTACCAATGTTAATAAAATTCAAAGATATAGTAGCTAAATACGGAAAGCCAAAAGGGATCATCCATATTGGCGCTCACAAAATGGAAGAGCGCGAAGATTATCTAGCGAGTGGCATTAAGGACATTATATGGATCGAAGCCAACCCTGAACTTGTTAAGCGCAATCAATCATTAACATCTCCTCTGGAAAGTGTTTTTGGATGTGCGGTCTCAGATGTAGATAATAAAATTTACGATTTCAATATAACTAATAATGGAGAATCTAGCTCAATACTAGATCTGGATTTACACAAAACCCATCATCCGCATATACATGTGACTGAAACCATAAAAGTGAAATCAAGCAGAATCGACACTTTAATTAAAGAGAACTCTATTAACATTCAAGATTATGATTTTGTTAATATCGATATCCAAGGCGCGGAACTTTTAGCATTAAAAGGTTTCGGTGATTGCTTGCGATCAGTCAAATATATTTACACAGAAGTAAATACTAATTTTTTGTATAAAGATTGTGCGTTGGTTTCGCAAATAGATGAATATTTAGAAAAGTATGAATTTAAACGAGTTGCAACAGCAATGACTAAATACGAATGGGGGGATGCTTTGTACATAAAACAAAATGATTAATCTTTGCTATAATCATTGCTCTATGGGCCCACAAAAAGTCTATAATAACCTACAAAAAGGTTTAGAATCCTTGGGGGTTAATTATTCTCACAATGATCCGAACCCAAAAAATGGGTTTGTTACAGTATTTTTAAATAAACACAATTCTATTCAATCGAATCTAATAAACAATTCTTTTGTAGGGCCAAACATCTGTGTTCTACCTATTGATGACAGGATAATGATGGAACAGAAATATCAAAAAACTATCGTCCCCTCCAAATGGGTTAAAAATCTTTATTCAAAATGGATACCAGCAGAGAAAATATGCACTTGGGCGGTTGGTATAGATACCGACCTTTTTTCTGACAAATCTAATAATGAAAAAACTAACGACTGTTTAATTTATTTCAAAAGAAGAAGTTCTGAAGAATTAAATATAATCAAAAATTTTTTAAAAGAAAAAAAACAATCTTTTGTTCTTGTGGAATACGGGAAATATAATGAGGCTCAATTTATAGACGTTATTACAAAAAGCAAATATGGAATAATTTTAGACAACACAGAAAGTCAGGGTATAGCAATTCAAGAAATGATGAGTTGTAATTTACCACTTTTAGTTTGGGATGTAACTCATTGGGTTGATAGAGGTGAAAAATACAAGATTAAGGCAACCTCAATACCTTACTGGGACGAAAGATGTGGTATTAATTTTGACAATGGCGAAGATTTAGAAAAAGCTTATAATGACTTAACCGAGAATCTGTCAAATTATAAACCAAGGGAATATGTGATGGAAAATTTATCAATAGAGAAAGCTACAAATAATATTTTAACAATAATGAACTTATTATGAAGAATGTTTTAATAACAGGTATAAACGGTTTTGTTGGGTCTTCGATAGCCAAACGAGAATTAGAAAGAGGTAACAATGTAATTGGAATCGTTAGGGATATCAACAGAAAGAGCCAAAAAGATATCTTAGATAAATGTACTATTATATATGGCGATATAACTAATACGCAACTCATTGATAGGGTTATTGCCGATTATGAGGTTGATTTAATCTATCACCTAGCTGCAATGTCAATTGTTAAGATTGCTGATAAGAATCCATTAAATTGTTATATGAGTAATGTCATAGGTACGATTAATATATTGGATGGAGTCAGAAAGATTAATCCTTTAATTAAAGTGGTTATGGCTTCATCTGATAAAGCTTATGGTACTCACGATAAATTACCGTATACCGAGGATATGAAATTACAGCCAGATGACCCATACTCAACATCCAAAGCATGTTCTGACTTAATCGCACAATCCTACAACAAAACATATAACTTAAACGTGAATGTGATTAGATGTGCTAACATCTACGGCCCTAGAGATATGAACTTATCTAGGATTATACCAAACACGATTAGAAATATTAAGAACGGAACGAAGCCTAGGATTTATTCTGGGGTATTAGAATTCAAACGTGAATTTGTTTTCATTGAAGATGTAGTTGACGCTTACCTATTAATGGCTGATAACGGTGTTCCAGGTGAGATTTACAATATTGGTGATTGTGAATTCTATACGATTCAAGAAGTAGTAGAAATTATCTCAGAAATAATGGAATATAAAGGTGGGTATGAAATTGCTGATAAGGACTTTATTGAGATTCCATTCCAATATATGTCGGCTGATAAATTAAAAGGCTTAGGCTGGACTAAGACTCACACATTCAAAGAAGGTCTAAGTAAGACTATTGAATGGTATAAAGCGAGGTTATAATGAAAAATTTAGTAATAGGTTCTGGAGGTTTCTTAGGTACGCAGTTATGTAGGCACTTAAGAGACCTTGGGGATCAAGTTATAGAATATGATATAAAGAATAGTGTTACGCAAGACGCTAGGCTTGGAGAATTACCATTAGACGGTGTTAATAGAGTTTATTTCTTAGCGTGGGATGTTGGTGGTTCTAAATATCTTTACAAAGAGGGTAGTCAAGAAACACAAATGACATGGAATAATGAGTTAATGCTTAATGTGTTTAAACAAATCATGGATATTCCGTTTGTGTTTATTTCATCCCAATTAGCAGATGTTACTGACACTGTTTATGGTGTACAGAAACAAATGGGTGAAGTGTGGACCAAACTATCAAAGCATGGTATAGCTGTTAGGCTATGGAACATTTACGGTTATAATGAGGATTTCACAGAAAGAAGTCATGTAGTTTCTGACTTCATATTTCAAGCAATGACTAATAAGGAAATTAACATGCTCACAATGGGTGAAGAATTTAGACAATATATTCACATAGACGATGTGTGTAATGGGTTAGTTAAAGCATTTGACATTAAGGACAGGAGCAAGACATATGATCTATCAACTGGTGAGTGGGTTAAATTAATTGATTTAGCGCTTCTAATAAGTGAAATTACAGATTGTAAGGTTGTCAGGGGTGAAAAATTAGGTGATAGTCTATTAATCGATAATAAAGACTTTGTTCCTGGTTGGGAGCCAAGTGTTTTCCTAAAAGAAGGCTTAACAAGAATGGTAAAAGAGTTTAAACATGAGTAGCGGAGTTAAAAACAGATTAGTAAAGTTAAGTAATCAAGGGTTTAAACCTAAGAAAATATTAGATATTGGTGCTAATGTTGGTGAGTTCCATGGACTATTTCAGAAAGGTGAAGTTTTTCAGAGGGACGTTTTGTTTTATAAATAAAAGAATATGAAAGTCAGTACAATTACACCATGCTATAAGATGGGAGAATATCTCCCAAAGTTCTTAGAAGAATTAGAACAACAAACACTATTCCCAAACTTCGAAGTTGTGTTAGATCATAACGACCCAGAAGATTGGGAAGTGGAACTGGTTCAATCATATATTGAGAAATACCCAGATGGTGTTATCAAACATATCATTACAAAACCAGTAGACCCAATCGGTGTTTCAATGAACACATGCATTAAGGAAGCTTCTGGCGAATACTTAACGATTTGGAATATAGACGATTTAAGAACCCCAGAATCACTTGAAAGTCAAATGAAAGTGTTAGATGAAAATGAAGGTGTGGATATCGTCAACACCAATTTTCAAATAGTTAATTCATTTGGAGCTAAAGCTGGCAGACAGATTGACCATAGAAAATATGATGAATCAGAATATAAGAGAGGAATGGTTTTAGGGCCATTCTTTATGTTCAGAAAATCAATATGTCTCAAAGCTGGATACTTTGATGAGCAACTTAAATCTGGCGCTGATTTTGACTTCGCTATTAGATTAGCTCATAATGGCGATGTGATGTTTTCGGAGGGTAATGGCGGTTATTATCTAGACGAAGGGAAAGGCGCTAGTACGAGCGGTGATTTACAACCAATAGAGAAGACATTCATTTATGTTAGATATGGTATTCATGATAAAATAGATCGTGAAAGATGTCATATATTCATGGATAAAGCCATGGAATATGATGTTGAAAATATCACTAGTTTTCAAAAAAAAACCAAATACACTAATTACATCAATACCCAATAAAAAGCCAATCCAAAAATACATACAACATGACAAACTTAAAAAATTTAATAGAAAAAACAAAAAACAATCCAACGATTAAATGGACGGCTCACAAGGAGCATTTAAATGCGATTGAACCCGCACTAAAGTCTTACCTAAACAATGAAACTTTTCCCAATAAAGGAAAGGTTCATGGCTATTTCACATTAATTCACAATGTAGTTAAAAGCCTACCAGATGATGCGATAATAGTTGAATTGGGCAACAGAGAGGGAATGAGCACGTTGGCCATATATGATGCCTTAAAGGATAATCAAAAATTCTATACAATAGATATAATAAAAGATCTTCGTGTTATGCCAAAATCTTTCTTTGATGATGGTAGAGTAAATGTCATTTATGGTGATTGTGTTAGTGATGGCATAGTTTCGTTATTTGAAAATGAGTCAATAGATTTTTTGTTTTCAGATACTATTCATTATTACAAGCAAGTTGATAGTGAATTTAAAGCCTATAAAAATAAGTTAAAAAATAATTCTATAATCTTTATGGATGATATAAAATTAAATGATAAAGGAAGATTTTACGAAGAGTGGGAAGGAGAAAAGTATAGTATGGGAAATTGGTGCCATGAGACTGGTTTTGGATTGTTTAAATTTAAAAATAAAATGGCAAACGCTGATATTGTAATATGGTATAATCATGATAGAAAGTTAGGGTTTTTAGGAATACCCAAATGTGCATCAACTACATTAAGAGTTTTCACTGGGTGCAACACTCTTTCAGATACAGATATACCAGAAGATTATAATGGTTTTACTGTAATAAGAGAGCCTGTAGAAAGATACGTTTCTGGCTTCATTGAAGTCATGTACCCAGCTCCAGATTATCCAAAGTGTAGATATCATCATAATTTAAATTTGTCAAATGATGTAATAAACGATTTGGACAATATCAATAAAATATTAGATGATATAGAAAAGTTTAAGTCTTTTACCGAATATATTATAGAAAACGGCTTTTTTGAACCTCATACATTCCCTCAATCTTTTTATTTGAATAATGATGATAGGTTTAAGATTTATAAAATGGAAAATTTAGACCAATTATCTAAAGACCTTGGTCTTGGAAAGGCTCCTAATTTAAATCGAACAAGTAATAATGCTGTCAAAAAAAAGTTATTAAAATTTCTAAAAGAAGATAAGTTTGTGTCAAAGATTGAAGGGTTATATAAAGAAGATATAAAAATTTACAATTCATTATGAAAATAGTTGGAATTACGCCAATAAAAAACGAATCAGCTTTTATTGATTCTTTTGCTTCATCAGCCACACAAGTTTGCGATAAAGTCATTGTTTTAGATGATGGCTCAACTGATAATTCAGTAGAGTTATTAAAGAAATATGATAAAATAGAAATTGTAGAATTAAAGAATAATGATGGCTGGGGTTCTAAGAGGTCTCATTTGTTTAATTTAGCTAGAGAATACTCTCCTACTCATATTGTAGGATTAGATGCTGACGAAGCTTTTACAGCAAATGCAATAAAAAATTTTGATATCATTGCATCATCAATTAAACCAGGAGAGAGATGCACTTTACATTGGCTTCCAATGTGGAAATCTTTATACGAATACAGACAAGACAATAGTGCTTGGTCTAATAGTTTTAAGGATTTTATAATTTGCGATGATGGTAAAATCAATTATTCAGGAAACTGGATTCATGAGCCTAGATTACCAATAGTAAAACCTACAAAACAAATTCCTACTGATATTGGGGGTGTTTTTCATTTTCAATTTTCTTCATGGGAAGCCTTTCAAATTAAACAATCTTGGTATAGATGTTTAGAAAGGGTCAGTAATCCAAATAAGTCTATAGGACAAATAAATAAAACTTATTCTATAACTCTTGATGATAAAAATTGTCATTTAAGAAAAGCGCCAGAAGAGTGGTACGAAGGAGTTGTTCTTCCTGATTTGGATAAAATATATCAAAACACATTATGGAGAATAAAAGAGATTGAAGAATGGATAAAACATCATGGTTTAGATTATTTTAAAGATTTAAACATTTGGCATGTTGCAGATATAAACAATTTGAGAAATGAATAAGATAAGAGTTGCATTTATAAAATTTGGTGGACTTTCTGCTGGTGGTACAGAAAGATTTTTACATGCAATAGCTGGTAATTTACCACAAGATATATTTGAGGTTGATTACTACTATACAGATGCTGCACCATATTTGGGTTCTGACTGGCAACATCCAGATACGGACCCAGATAGAAAGAAATATATGGAGAGTAAGAATGTTAACTTAATTAAGGTGGAAGTTGAATTCAAGGATGTTAGAGATAGGTTACATCCATGGGTTAACACTAACTTATGGGACTTATTTAGTGAAGATAATTACGATGTTGTTCTTGGGGGTAGAGCTGGCCACCCAGAGTTCCCATTTCACATGATAACTAAAACACCATTAATCAATATCTTAGCGCTAAATGCTGGTGTAGATAATCAAAGGAATATATTTAAATCATTCCACATAACCAACTGGTGCGGTCAACAATGGATTAAACAGGGTGGTGACGCTAGTAGATTAGAGATTGTGCCAGTTATCCAAGAAATGCCAGAACCACCATTCACGAATATGCGTGAGGAATTAGGCGTCAGTGATAAGTTCGTCTACGGATTTCACCAACGTAATTCAAGTGGCTTGTTCTCAGAAGTACCTCTTAATGCGTATAAGCAAATCGAAACTGATGATACTTGCTTCATCTTATTAGGCGGGCATGACGATTATAATAATCAAGCTAAAGAATTGTGTTTAAAAAATTTCATATCATTACCGCATACAGGTGATTCTGATGCGATACATTCGTTTTTAGAAACGATAGATGTTTTTAGTCACGGCAGAAACGATGGAGAAACCTTTGGCGCTGTTTTTACAGAAGCCATGTATCACAAAAAACCTTGCATAAGTCACACGTCTTTCGCAAATGGACATGTTGAAGTCATAGGTGATTCTGGGAAATGTTTTTCTAGGTCCGATATAGAAGGTTATTCTTTAGAAATGTTGAAATTAAAAAATGAAAAAAAATATTATTGCGAAAAATCAAAGTTAGCCTACGAAAGATATAAAAAAGAATACTCTCTAGATTCTCAAATAGAAAAAATTATTAAAATATTACAAGATGCTTCAAAAAAAATCTTTTAAAAATGATTATTATAAAAATGCAAGGTGGCCTTTGTAATCAATTATTTCAATGGGCTTTTGGCCGCTCATTATCTAAAAGATTTGGTGTTAAAGATTATTATGATATTAGTTTTTATACTAGCGGAGCTAATCGCGTGGGATATACAGATGCTAGAGAGTTTTGTTTGCCTGACTTATTAAATATAAAAATTCCAATACTAACTCAAGATGCAATAGATCAATTTCATTCTAAAGCGTATCGAGACGGGGCTCAAAAATTTATACAAGAACCGTCCAATGGGTCTTTTATACAAATTGAATATGATAAAAAATTTTTTTATTATTTTGATGGTTATTGGCAGAACGAAAAATACATAAAAGATTATAGAAGCGAAATTATATCTTGCTTAGATTTAGATTTAAATCATAATCTTGACTTTACAGACTCCTGTTCTTTACATGTCAGGAGAGGAGACTATTTAAAATCGAATGGCTATCATCCTGTTTTAGATATTACATATTATCAAAAAGCTTTAGAGATAATAAAACCTAAAGGTAATTTATTTGTATTTTCTGATGATATCGCGTGGTGCAAGCAAAACCTTGAATTTGAAAATATGATTTTTATGGAAAACAATTCGAATATAGATGATTTAAAACTAATGACTATGTGCCACAATAACATAATAGCTAATAGTTCTTTCAGTTGGATGGGGGCGTGGCTCAATCAAAATCCACAAAAAAAAGTCGTCTCACCAAAAGTTTGGTATGGGAATAATGTCGATTATCAAACAGTTAGGCCTGAAGAATGGATTGTTATTTAATTTTTTAAACATCAAGATATAATATTATATGAAAAAAATCGTTGTAACAGGAGTCACAGGACAAGATGGTAGTCATATGGTAGACTATCTTTTAAAATTGTTTAAA